TTTAGTCCTACCTTTAGGGACTCTGCCTAACATAACTTTCTGCCACTTGTGAACGGACACGCGCATTATGTTCTCGTAGTCATGGGACTCAGCCATCCCGACTAACTTACCAAACGAGATCGCCATTGATCGAACCGCTTGGCTGCTCTTCGCGTGAGCTAACGGTTCTTCTACCGCAAAAATAAACGGCGTGTTTAGATCCATTATCCATTGATGAACTTTACGGATGTCGATTTCTTTCTTCTTCGACATCTGAAGAGTCGGCATACGAATCTTATCAATGAGGCTACCATCAAATTTAGATATAGCGCAAAGTCCGCCATCGAGTCCGTTGTCGATACCGACGATCATTTTTCGGGACAATACAAATTGTCACACCCTCCAGCGTCAGCTAATGGATTGCAGCAAGTCGCGCAGTTCTCTTCACGCTCTTCACTAAGTAAGGCTTTCGCGAGAATCGAATAGTTCACAAGATCCTCACAGGCATCATCAACTGACTCGCCCGCTACCTGTAACTGGCCGTCGTTCACGAACGACTTAATCCGCATCAGTTTATCCTGCATCCTCAACAGCAATCCTGTAACCGGATGGAGTCCTAATGACTTCGCTGATTTGAAGTTCGCAAGGGCATCGATTGTCTCAGCACCACCGCAGTAGTCGCTGTTCTTTGCCCGCATGATTTCGAGCGTTTTAGCACACGTCTCTTCGTGTAAACGGAATAGGGTTTCGGGTTTCATTTTGCTGGTATAGAGTCTCCTCTGATTAGAAGGCCGTCGCCCTCTGCTGGAACTAAGACCCTGATCCCTTTCGGCAGAGACTGCAAGTAGAATACTTCACGGGCCGTTGATGGCTTCACGCGATACCAAAGACCGTCAGCGGTATCTACCGGAAAACGGAAATCCGCCCCCTCATCTATTCGGGTAATAAACTTAGGACTTACCTCTGGTTCACGATCTTGGAACATTGTAGTAATATTAAATCTCGTTTCCGGTCTCCGCGTCAATCGTTTTTTTCTGCCTGATCGCACCACCGCCTTTGTCTGCCTTAGAGTTATTTAGGATAGAAATATCGATTTGCATCTTACTACTACCGCCACCAGTCTTAGCGTTGAGTCCTAAGTTACGCCTAATGAGCTGGTCGAGTTCTGACATCTCGCGAATCGTTCTTGGTCCACGCAGCGTCTTCATCGAATCACGTAGCAATTTAATTCCGGCTGCGGCGATATAGTGTTGGTATTTATCAGCCGGAGAGTTCTGCGCTTCCGCGATCTCGTTCAGAGTAACGTCCTCTTGTTTGGATGCACGGAACCGCTCTTCGACAATAGCGGAACTCATCGTCTCGTTAAAGTGTTCTTCAACATCCTCTTTAAGCTGGTCCTTATCAGCATCTGGTTTTAGGTGTTCCGCTTTGATGTCTGTATTGTGGATCAGGTTGTCGAGAACCTTACCGTCTACCATGTCTCCGTTCATCTTAGCGGCGACTCCGTGTTTCTTTAACCATTTACGGACTGTATTACGGTGGACCCCAATGTGTTGACCAATCGCGCTATTACTGTAACCTTCTTTGTTAAGGCGCAAGGCTTCAGCCTCGCACTCTCGTATAGGTTTTTCAGACATCGATTTAATTATGCCCTCAGAAGCAGACAAGCGCAAGCGCGTTCTAGAGCCACGCATCGACCCACAATCTAAGCAAATGGACGTAGGGGGGCTGATAATCCCGCCGACAAGTCTACTGACCTCTCTATTGTATGGCTTTGCCCATCACCCCAACGACAAGGCCAAAGAGTTTTACTTCTGGAGAGTTTGTGACGAACTTTGGAATAGAGAAGAGCTGCCGGAAAAGATGATGGTTCGCCATCCTTGGGCAGAGCAGATGATTAGGTCAGCCATCAAACACAAGTATCTAGCTATCGGAGGTTCCGCCAGTAGCGGTAAATCACACACGATGGCCGCGTGGGGTATCGTTCAATGGCTCTGCCAGCCACGAGATACACTAGTCCTGATGACCTCTACCACGTTACGGGAAGCACGAAAAAGGATTTGGGGTTCAGTCATGTCTTTGTTATCCGTGATCGACGGTGCGCCAATCAAGATACGGGACTCAATCGGTAACGCTGCCTATGTTGATGAGAACGGAACGCTTATCGAACGGGCTGGATTATCACTTATCGCGGCAGAGAAGTCGAAGACGCGAGAGGCAATAGGTAAGTTTATTGGTATCAAGCAGAAGCGTGTAATTATGATCGGTGATGAACTTTCAGAACTTTCTGAAAGTATCTTACAGGCTGGTCTGACTAACCTATCAAAGAACCCCTTTTTTCAGATGATCGGTATGTCTAACCCGAACAGCCGATTCGACGCTTTCGGCGTATGGTCAGAGCCAAAGAAAGGATGGGAGTCCATAGATACGCAGACCGCTGACAGATGGACCACGAAATGGAAAGGCCACTACCTCCGACTCGACGGGGAGCGCAGCCCTAATATTACGTTAGGAGAAGTTAAGTTTCCTTGGCTACCAACCGCTGAGAAGCTAGCAGAGGACAGGGCGTTATTGGGGCCAGAATCCAGAGGCTACATGCGAATGGTCCGAGCCGTTTTCTTCGATAGCGATGAAACAACCGGAATCTACTCAGAAGCAGAGCTGACGAAGGGTGGTGCGATGGGCGAAGTCGATTGGGCGGATAAGCCAACCGTCGTTGCCGGAGTCGATCCGGCTTTTACTAATGGGGGTGACAGGACTATTATGTATACTGCCGAAGTCGGTTACGCTCAGAACGGACAATACGTCTGCAAGTTAGGAGAAGCCATCCACCTCAATGATGATGCCACAAACAAAGCGGTTCCCCGAACCTACCAGATTGTCCACCAAATTATCGATCACTGTAAACGTAGGAATATTTCTGCCAATAATGTGGCTCTCGACTCCACTGGAGCAGGTGCGCCATTCTGCGATGTTCTGGCTGGTGAGTGGTCGAGCGACTTCATGCGCGTTACCTTTGGCGGAAAAGGTTCCGACAAGAGAGTTAGTATGAACAGTCAGCTCACCGGAGCAGAACTCTATACTAATAGAGTCTCAGAACTCTGGTTCGTCGGCAAAGAACTCCTCAGAACTAAACAAATCTACGGTGTATCCTCTGACCTTGCACAAGAGATGTGTGCCAGAAACTACGATATGACTAAAGGAACAGGCACGCTCAGAGTGAAAATTGAATCGAAAGTAGAGTTTAAAGCTCGGTTCGGTAGGTCACCTGACTTAGCTGATGCCGCGTTCCTTGCTCTCGATTGCGCTCGCCAGCGTTTAGGACTCGTGGCTGTTGATCCACCAAAAGACGAAAAGGGTTCGGGATTCAGGAAACAGGTTACGATTAAGAGTCTCAGCGGTGCGCTCAATAATCCTGATGCCAGCTTACTCGGATAAAAACTTTTCTTCTAGACCTTTAGTACTGTATAATATATTATATAGTACTAAGAGCCGGAGAGAAAAGTTTTTTATCCGCATACCCAAAATTCCCTTCCGTTGACAGTTTCGTTGAATTCTGGTAGGTTATGCCGCGTGGCGAATAAAAGATTCAAGCGGCTCCCGTCTGGCCGTATCCAATACCACGGCGAGACGTTCGCTGGCTTCAATAAGCCTAAACGCGCCCCTAAAGGATCGAAGAAGAAATTCGTCGTTTTAGGTAAAGAAGGCGACAAGATCAAGAAAGTCGGTTTCGGCCATCGCGATTACAGTGATTTCACGAAACACAAGAATCCTAAGCGTCGGGCGAACTTCAGAGCCAGACACAACTGCAAAACTGCAAAAGATAAAACAACCGCACGCTACTGGGCGTGCAAAAAACTTTGGTAATTATGGCTGAGAAAGATAATAACAACCCTGTTAAAAACGACAAAGATAAAAGGGAAGAAGCAAAAGCTGCAGCAAAAGCTGCAGCAGAAGCCGCAAGGAAAGAAGCAGCGATATCAGCAGAAGCAGACGCAAAAATAAACGCGGCTTTTGATGCCAATGCTACAGAGCCTTCTGAAGTAACAGAGAAAAAAATAGCAGGCACACAGGCAGCAGAAAAAGAAGAAGCCGCCACATTAGCTAAAAGAAGGGGGATCGCTTCCGGTTTACAATCTTTATCTAAATCTGGTGGCCTCACGTCTGACTTAATGGGGGAAGCGAGGACACGAGCTGCTGACGCAGGTGTGACTGACGAGCAGTTTGAATCTTTCGTTAAAAATAAAGGTATAAAAGAATCTTTGTCACCTGAAGAAGCTGCTCAGAATGTCATGTTCCAAAAAGAGTTCGGGTCTGGACTAGATGCTTTAGCTGCTATGCAAGACCCTAACTACGAAGTTGGTAGTGGGTCGTCTCTACTAAAACCCGCCCGTTCTATCGGGCCTAGAAGTGGGGGGTTCCGTAGAGCTGCTCGGAGGCTACGTCGTCAAGGTTACGGTGCAGCCGCCCAGCAGATGGCGATGGCGGGTGAAATGGCTCGGATGGGGGAACCTTCAATCGACACACCCGCTGCTCGTGGGCAGAGAATGGCTCAAAGAATTATAGCTGGTCGAGAAGCCCAGAAACAAGATAAAATCGTGGC